CCAAAATGAATCATCTAGTTTTATATCTCTTAAGCCCAATACACAGTGGTCTGGAACCAATGGATACCTACTATTCGAGGATATGGCTTTATCTAATGAGGCTCCAAAAGGAATCTATGTAACCTGTAAGGAAAAGGTAATCGTAGAAGGTGGCCAGTCTATAATACTCCTAGAGGATAAGTCTAGTGGCAACTATTTTGAGGTATCTATAGAACGAAACAGCATAGACTACAAGGTCTATGAATACGGTATCGAGCACCTAGTTGTATCTAAGCCAAAATATTTTTCTGCAGAGGAATATGTTATTGGGATAGACTTCCAGGATTTCTCAGATTTTTATGGTGGAGTAGCAGCTAAGTTCTTTGGTAAGTTATCATCGGTTTCAGTTTATATCGGAGGGCGAAAAGATTTTTCAAACACATTCCTAGGCAACATCTACCACATAGGAATGTGCTCTGACAAAAATCTAAATAAGATATCATCCATATTTGCAGAAGATGGCATAGCCTTTTTCGACAACTTTATCGATGGATCAGAAAGCCTATCTATTCTAGATGCTGGTACTGGGTTATACCCCAACACAGTATTCGAGTTCTTGCTTGACGGCGGAACATTTGGTCAATATGCCAATAGCGTTATTAGCAGTCATATAGCAAGTTATAACGTTTCTTGCGGAAACTCCCTGAATGGCTTTGGACTATTTATAGGTGCAGACTCATCTTGGGAAGACTACATTCCATTATCTTTCTTTGCCAAAAAGGTACAAGACTCCAAGGGAGACGAAAGGCTGGATCTTGACTTTATTCAGCTAAATATAAATTATCCTGCACCATCCATCTTTGTGCAGGAGACTGTCAATGGGTCCTGGTCATACGAGGAACTGTCTGACGAATACTCCAACCCAGTCCAAAGGGATTACGATGCACTAGGCAATCAGCTATCTACTGGATTTGAAAACTATAATGATTTAAAAAACAAAGCTAGCAATACCTATAGATATGATACATCAGGTTCCCCAGTTAAAACCTATATTACTTTTCAGCTTCTAGAGGATGGGGCTAACCGTTCGTTAGAGTCGTTTACCAATATAGAGCTTGCTCCTAAGAATGGAATTGTTGTCCCTGGAGACAACTGGCTTAATACTAAATACGAGGTGGTAGATAATATGATTATTTATCCACCAACATCCATCTCATTCGATGATATCGCAATTGTCACACACATTCAAATGATATCAGCCAGCATATATGATATGCCAATATCTATAAAGTCACTAGAGTATGCAGCCATGGCCCTATCAGACTCTATCCCAACACCAATTGGAACAAGGTTTGGCAATGACCTGTACCCATACAGAAAAGATGGCTTCTACTTTACATATAAGAATCTTAACCCTTTTAGCATTTACAAGGGCAGCACTCCATACCTATACCTAACTAGAGACAGCGGAATAACGCTTCGTGGAGATTACGATCCACTTATAAATCGTGGAATTGCGATACCAGTAAATGCCTCTAGATCAGCAAACTATAAAGTTATTGCTCTGCAGGCATCAATTAGATTTGATCAAGACTTTTTCCCATATGCCCCAATTCAAATCTTTGAAATCCAAAGCAAGGATTCTTATATTAAGTTCTATATGCAAGCTACCCACCCAAGTGGTCAGAGAGCCAAAATTTATGCCCTTAATTCCAGGGGAGAGCTTGAGAATGGTATAGCTTTCTACCTTAATGGTAAGATAGTCAAGAATCCAACCATAACTACCAAAGAGTGGTCAATGCTTGGTATTCGATTTGCCAGTACGCAAGATTTCACGAACTATGAAGGATCTATCCGTATAACTGGTCCAGTAACCTTTAATAACCTGTCATACTACAAGTCAACTAATCTACAGGAAGTTCAGACTATAGTTGAGAGACCATGGTTTAAGGTTAATAACTCTGGAACTATAATTCTGGACTGGAGCTATTGGAATGCTATCCCATACTTGTGGAGAGAGGTTCTGGTAATCTCAACCGCCAGCTATTATGGGGTAGACCCGTCAGATATATATAAGATCTACACAGGAACCAACAAGATAATCGTTGATGATGAAGTTCAAACTACGTTTGGAGATTACTCTTATAAGGTGTTTAAAGACGTTTCATGGGTATCTCAGGTATATCAAGCAGTATAATATGGTATACTAGTGGTTATGAATGCTGAAAAATTTAAGGTGCCTGGTCAAGTTGGAGAATCAAAACTAACAGTTTTGGACAAGAACTATGACTGGGGAATTTACATTTGGAAAAAGGCTAACGGCAAGCCATTCACAGATGGTAATGGAAACGTATTAAATATACCGTCCCATAGGGGTGACGCAATTCAGATTAACAAGCTAGAGCAAGAGGCTAAGGCACTTGGTCAAGGAGATGGCTCATACGAGTTTTATGCAGGTATGGGAAGAATCTCTGAAGAAGAATATAGCGAACAGCTAGACAGAATGAAACAGGGCCTTATCCCTAACTTGAATGACATGGGAGCTGTCCAGGCAGCCAAGGACACTATTGCCAAATATGGAAGTGATGACTAATGTCAGAAACACAATACGTTCATGCTTTTTCGCCAGAGTTTGAACCAGAAAAAGATATTTTTAAGGAACAAGACCCATTCCTAAAGCCATGGGATGGCTTGAAAGATCTAGCTGGACTAGAAAAGAATTTTAAGCGTCGTTCAGATAGAATTGAAAAAGCAGATTATGCGATCGATACAACTGTCGGGTATAATAACGTTGACCTAAACAGTGATTCCTACCAGGATAGTGCTAGGTCTATTAACCGTGGTATTAATGGTGCAACCTCAAAGGAGATTAATCCTGGTCGTGTGTACCGTAATGGCTATGGAATATTTGACGTTATCACTCCACCATGGAACCTTTATGAGCTAGCAAACTTCTATGATACTTCTTTTGCTAACCATGCAGCAATTGATGCAAAGGTAGAGAATATCGTTGGTCTAGGCTATGCCTTCGAACCAACCAAGCGTACAGAGATGATGCTAGAATCTTCTTCTAGCGACTCAGCTACAGAGAAGGCTCGCAAGCGTATCGAGAGAGCAAAGATTGAGCTGAGTGACTGGGTAGAGTCATTGAATGATGATGACTCTTTTACCAATACTCTTATGAAGTTCTATACAGACGTGCAGGCAACTGGAAACGGATACCTTGAGATTGGTAGAACAGTTACTGGAGAAATTGGTTACGTTGGCCACATCCCTGCGACCACTATGAGAGTTCGTCGCTTGCGTGATGGATACATCCAGATTATTGGTAATAAGGTTGTTTACTTTAGAAATTTTGGGGCAACGAACAAGAATCCAATTACTAATGATCCTCGTCCTAATGAGATTATCCACTATAAGGAATACTCTCCATTAAATACTTTCTATGGTGTTCCAGACATTATGTCAGCCATTGGATCTCTTCAGGGAGATCAGTTAGCCTCTCAGTACAATATCGACTACTTTACCAACAAGGGTGTCCCTCGTTATATCGTAACTCTTAAGGGTGCTAAGCTATCAGAAGAAGCAGAAGATAAGATGTTCCGCTTCCTACAGACAAGCTTAAAGGGGTCAAACCACAGAACGTTGTACATCCCACTCCCAGGAGACTCAGACACTAATAAGGTTGAGTTTAAGATGGAGGCAGTTGAGAATGGCACCCAAGAGGCATCATTCAACGACTACAGAATTCGCAACCGTGATGACATTTTGGTAGCTCACCAAGTTCCGCTATCTAAGATTGGTGGAGGTGACTCATCTGCCATTGCAGCAGCTTTAGCACAAGATCGTACATTTAAGGAGCAGGTGGCAAGACCTGCCCAGCGTAATCTTGAAAAGGCAATCAATAAGATTATCAAGGAAAAGACAGATCTTCTAGAGTTCAAGCTAAACGAACTAACCCTGACTGATGAAATTGCACAGTCTCAGATTCTTGAGAGATATGTAAAGAATCAGGTTATAACAAAAAACGAGGCACGCATTCAGCTTGGTCTACCTCAACACCCAGAGGGTGACGAGTTCCTAGACCTATCTCCTAGACAGGCCACTGATGCGAGAGCTAATATGTCTGGAAATCGTGCACGAGATGCTGAAAGAGCAAACAACTCGTCCGATAGTACGGCTACGGTAGCTGGGCGTAATGCTCAGGGAGAGGGTAGGTCCTCACAATAGTTATCCACATACTTATCAACATTTTGTGAATAATTATTAAAAAGGGTTCTATAATGGTATTACCATGACTATAGCTAAAGCACATTGGGCTACAGAGGGCGACAACGTTCGCCTCTCTATGCCGTTTTCTAAGGTAGATAAAGAGCGTCGTATCGTATCTGGATTTGCTACACTAGACAACGTTGACCGCCAATCGGACATCGTCACATCAGAAGCGTCTATGAAGGCCTTCTCAAAATTCCGTGGCAACATTCGTGAAATGCACCAACCACTAGCCGTTGGCAAGATGGTATCTTTCAAGGAAGACAGATACTTTGATCCTGA